TGATGAGGCTAGGCGCTTCTTTGGCATTTGGTTGGTGAATCAAGCCCTTATATCCATCACCATTAGTACGTGGTTTAGCTGTATAGACACGCATCACCATAAAGATACGGTCTTTTACTTCTTGCACATTGGCACGAGTTAACCGACGATTACCAATGGTATACTCTTTACCAGTTGCTAATGCTAAATCAGCGTCTAACCAAGCCTGTAAATGCTCCTTAGCCTCATATACTGTCCATTCTGCCATCCTTTCACCTCCTTTCTCGCATTAAAAAAGCGCCCTATATGAGCGCTTAACTTGTGCCACTCATGGAGTCCACCACGTGGCACAGTTACTATATTTTGATTCCTCCACCTCTAACACGTCTTCTGGTTCGCGCTTTAGGTGAATCCCCCGCTTTCACTACACGGGTTGTATTTTGATACGGCGTATAATCCTCTTTACTACTCCGAGCCTCCAAGGCATCAAAGTTCGGATTCATAATAGCAATAGCAGCTTGATTGTAGTTTCTAATATCGAATGGCTCATTTCTTTTGCGTCCAGGGCGTAACACCCATTGCTCTTTAAAATGGCCATTAACCAACTTAGAAACTTTCATTTCTGCTAATAGGCCCTCGAAGTATTTCTTCCCATACCCCTTTTCATGGTCTTTAGGAAAATGACAATACCTTGGCTGGCCTTTTTCTTGGTTTAAATCACTATAAATTTGTTCCTTGCCCGTATCTACGCCAAGCTTAAATAATTTAGTTTTGTACTTCTTCAACTTTGTAGGCAGGCCATCAATCAGGTCTTTACCTGCACCACCTACACCCTTGATAGGATAGACACGCTTATGCCATCTAGTTGAACAGTACTTATATACTGATTGTGTCTTACTACCGCCGGAGTCAATACATGTTACCGATACGCCCCGTTTTCTGCCGTCTGCATAAGACCATGTACGATTTAAAATAATATCGTCCAATTCTTTCCATACAGCATCATAGGCAGGGTCTCCATATAGTCTGAAGTATTGTATACCCCAGCTCTCATAATCTTTCCCCCAGCCAACGATTTCACACTCTAAGCGATCGTCCTGTGTATCTACGCCACAGGTTAAGAGTAATACACCGTCCGGTAACTCCGCTCCGTAGTCTTCTCGGCGTTCATAGAGTTCTTCAGACTGTAATGTTTCTGTATCCTCTTCATATGGAATACCCATTTCAGTGTTAAAGAATGTCTTACCGCCAGCCGTTCCGAGTTTAGTTGCTTCCTCGTATTTATCTTGAAGTTTCCCCCAAGATGCCCAAGGCGAGCCAAACGCGTTCATATGAAAGCTTCGACAATTGTACTTCTTCAAATTCTCCGGAGCTTCCGCAATCCACTTACCTTCGCTGTAAAGTTTCTTCCATTCGAACTCCTCGGATAGTGTTCCGCAATGATCACACGCCAAGTAGTACTTGCCTGTGTCCTCGTCTGCGTGGAATTTATCCCATGACGGATATACATATTCACCACAAGCAGGGCACTTAATATGCCATACCTCTTGCGTACCGCCTAGATATAATTTCTCTATCCGGCTGGTACCTTTGGCCAATGGCGTAGATGCGTACACGTGCTTTCGATTGTAGAACGTATTAGTACGCTTTTCGGCAAGGCTCAAAGGGTCACCCTCCGTGCCGGCTGATGCTGGATAGCGGTCAATTTCATCCGCCAGTAGTACACGAATTGGCCTGGATGCCAAATCTGCTGGAGCGTTCGCACCGACTAATGTCAGGTAACCGCCTGGAAAGGTCTTATTCAATACCGTATTGCCACTGTCCCGAGATTTTACATCGGCCATTTTATCGTTCAGTACTTTTGTGTCACGAATAAAGGGAGCAATACGAGTTTTGGAGAATTCCTTGGCTATATCTTTTGTTGGCTGCATGAACATAATCGGCGACGGAAAGTAATCAATAAAATAACCCAACACATTTTTAATGAGCTGGGTTTTACCAATTTGCGAGCCGGTCATATATACTACTTTTTCAACATCAGGGTCACTCACCGCGTCAAGCATTTCCTTTTGATACGGCGCTCTATCGGTAGAATACTTCCCTGGTTCGGCACTATCCTCTGTGGAAAGTACCACGTTGGCGTTAGCCCATTCTGAAGCAGTATACTTTGGCGGTGGTTTTAGCACACTTGCTATCCCTTTAAATAAGTTACATGTGTGTTTCAATCATTCTCACCCGCCTCGTCTTCATCCACAATAATGTCGTCAGACTCATCATGGAACATGTTTGGATCATATTCAGACAATTCAGTTAGACACTCGTTAACCTCATCAAGAAGCGCATCTTGAATAGCTAACAAGTTTGTCTCGCCTAACACTTTAGGTGCTGCTTTTAGTGGTAACGCCTGGAGCTTACTTTTAAAGTTATTCAACATTCGATTCATTACGGCTTTAACTGTATTCGAGCGGTGCAATTCTCCATTCATAATTTTCAGTTTGTTTTCTTCAATCATTCGTTTAGTTCGAGTTAACAAAGTTCGTTCTGCGTCGTACCCGCCTTCACGTGCTTTCTTTTCGAGTTTACTTTCTCCAGTTTTATACGCAACAAATGCTTGTACTGTTTTCGCAATGTTATACTGTCCGCGCTTTTCCTTTTCAAATATACCGTCCTCGGTCAACTGCTGGACACGCCGAGAGCTGATTCCGAGTACTTTTGCCACAATTTTAGATGATACTAATTCGTCAACGATTGATACGTTCGTCACAGTCTCGCCTCCTTTCAAAAATTGACCGATTTTGAAGCCGAACAGCAGTTCGAAAAAATCATTATCTAGCAATTCCGCGGGGTTCGGATGACCCACGCAAAATATTTTTCATTTGGAGTACCTTAATGGCCCCAGGGTTAGACTGCGTACTAGCCCCCATACATGCCTCCACTCCAGTGCTGTTTGCGTGAATGTTTCATCACATCTTTAGCAAAGACTTTGGCTTTACAGTTACCTTTACTGCCAAGAACAACAGCATTAGCAGTACACTTATTATGTTTGTTATTTAAACAATCTTTAACGTGACAAGTAATATTTGTCATGCTATTTGCTCCTTTCTACTGGCAGTTAAAGTATAGTTAATGTTCATTAATTCTATTGGATGCGGGCTTAATCAATATCACCACAGGAGAGTCGTCATAGTTAAGTATGTAGGATTGTTTTTGTTTGTGTAGTTTAAGTATCTTTTGTTATGAGAAACATTATTTTTCATCAGGTAAATTAGATTTTGAAGCTACTTACCAAGATGGTAAATTAAATGGAGTAGTTAAAAAATATGGAGAAAATGGTCAAGTAGTTCAACAAGGAACATTTAAAAATGGAGTACAAGTACAATAAGGAATATAATAGTGCTGATAGAAGAAATTTTCTATCGGCATTTTTTTTAAAAAAGCTTGAGATAACAAGATA